TAAAGCGGAAAATAGAGTTGTTTTGACAAATGGGACTTCGCGGCCCTCAACCAGGCACCGTAAGGAAACCGCAAAACAGCGGGCGAAAAAAGGGTACGCTAAATAAGGCGACCGTGGACTTGAAAGCCATTGCGCGCACTATGGAGCCAGAAGCGACTAAGCGTCTTGGGCAATTGCTTCGATCAGAGAATGAAGCCGTCGCCCTTGGAGCCGTTAAAGAGGTGTACGACCGCGCGTTCGGCAAAGCTACGCAAGTGGTTAGCGGCGAGAACGGTGGGGCTATTTACCTGATGGTATCAACAGGCGTCCCGCATGCCTCAGAAACAGATTAGCCTCGCCTACTACCCCCGCGAATGGCAAGTGCAAGCTCACAAGCGCAAGGCGCGGTTCCGCGTGCTGGCGCTTCACCGTCGAGCCGGGAAGACCGAGCTTGCGTTGATGGAGCTAATCGACGCGGCGCTTAAGACCACCGCAGACCTGGCTTATTACGTTTACCTCGCGCCTTTCCTGAAGCAGGCCAAGACCATTGCATGGGCGCGCTTGAAGCAGCGCCTGGCCCCGCTCCTGAACGTCAATGCTGTGACGGTTAACGAAAGCGAGCTTAGCATTAAGCTGGCGCACAATGGCGCTGTGATCCGCATCTTTGGCGGCGACAACCCAGACGCCTTGCGCGGTGTGCGCCTGGATGGCGTGGTCATCGATGAGGTGGCGCAGATCAAGCCTGAGGTGTGGCAGGACATTATTCAACCGGCGCTGTCTGACCGCAAAGGTTGGGCGCTGTTCATTGGCACGCCGTCTGGCGTCAACCTCTTCAGCGAGCTTTTCTTTCGCGCCAAGACCCTGCCTGATTGGGCCTCGGCGCTTTATACGGTCTATGACACCGACGCCCTTGATACTGATGAGGTCGCCCGCTTGCGTCGGGATATGAGCGAGACGTCTTTCAGCCGCGAGTATCTGTGCGACTTCAGCGCGGCGGGCGAAGATCAGCTGATCAGCTTGTCTGACGTCCAGGCCGCGACGCAACGGCATTACGCAATCACAGAGTATCAATGGGCACCTCGCATTCTTGGCGTTGACCCTGCGCGCTTTGGCGATGATCGATCGGTCATCTTCCCGCGCCAAGGGCTTGTGGCGTTCCCGCCCATCGTCCTGCGTGGCGTGGACAACATGGACCTGGCCTCGCGTGTTGCAGCCAAGATCGCCGAGTGGCAACCCGACGCGGTGTTCATTGATGCGGGCAATGGCTCTGGCGTGATCGATCGGCTGCGTCAGCTTAAGCATGAAGTCACAGAAGTCTGGTTTGGCGGACGCCCTATTGACGAAGCGTACAAGGACAAGCGCACCGAGATGTGGTGCGGGCTGGCCGAGTGGATCAAGCTAGGCGGCGCGATCCCTGATGACGTGGCCCTCAAGCAAGACTTGGCCGCGCCGACTTACGCCTTCACGCAGACGGGTAAGCGCGTGCTTGAAAGCAAGGATGACCTCAAGGCGCGCGGGCTTCCTAGCCCCGACCTTGGCGACGCCTTGGCCCTGACCTTCGCCGCGCCAGTGGCGGCTAGAACACGCTTTGAACGCCAGCGCGATGAGTTGGCCCGGCCCCGCTCGCGTGGTGAGTACAACCCTTTGGATATGGTTTGATGGCGATCCCGCGCGAGATTGTGGCTAGCGAATGGATCGACCGCGCCTGGCCGCTGCTTGAAGAGCACTATGCCGAGCTGGCGACTGTGCCGGACATCATGTTGCTCAAGCCTGACGTCGAGCGCTACCAGACCCTTGAAGCGGCGGGGAACTTGTTTGCTATCGGTATGTTTGACACTCATGTCGACATTCATGTCGATGCTGATGGCAATGGCGCCGAAACCCTCGTCGGTTACAGCGTTAACATTGTGTGCACCAACCTGCACTATGGCGACTTGCTAATGTGCCAAAATGACTTGCTCTTTGTGCGCAAGTCACACCGGCGCGGCATGACCGGCATGCGGCTGATCACGGCGACTGAGCGGGCCGCCAAAGAGCGAGGTGTCAAGATGATGCTGTGGCACGCCAAGCCGGGGACAACCCTTGATCGGATGTTGCCGCGCTTGGGCTACGATCCGTTTGAAACTATCCACTATCAGGTGCTGTGATGGCTCAGGCTTTACCCGTCATTGCCGCCGTTGCATCAACCGCTGCTGCTGGTGCTACTGTGTATCAAGGCCAGCAAGCTGCTAAGGCACAGAAGCGCGCCGCTAACCAAGCAACGATGCAAGCCGAGATGCAACAACGCCAGGCCGAGCGCGAGTTCAACCGCGCCAACCAGAAGCGCCCCAACATTGCAGCGTTGGCCGCACGCAATCGAGCCATGAGCGGTGGTGGGGTTGGCGGCACATTCCTTACCGGCACAATGGGTGCGCCTACATCGAGCGGCATGTTGGGCCGCACGAGCTTGCTAGGATCATGATACCCAAAACCGACATGCTGCGCCGCTGGACGGCGCTTCAGACCGAGCGGTCTAGCTGGATCGCCCATTGGCGCGAGCTGTCGGACTATCTGCTTCCTCGCTCGACGCGGTTCTACAAGAGCGACAGAAATAAAGGCACGAAGAAACACAACGCCATCTTTGACAGCACGGCTTCACGCTCCCTGCGTATCCTGTCAGCCGGCATGATGAGCGGCATGACCTCGCCTGCTAGGCCATGGTTCAGGCTGGCTTTGCCCGATGAAGACCTGATGGACTATGCGCCGGTCAAGTCATGGCTGGCTGAAACGCAAGGGCGCATGCTGAACGTGTTCGCTCGCAGCAACACCTACCTCATGCTCCATGCCTGCTACGAAGAGCTTGGCGCTTTTGGCACGAGCGCTTCTGTCATCATGGATGACTATGACGCCCTCATCCACCATTACCAAAGCCCCGTTGGCGAGTTCGCCTTGGCCACGGATTATCGCGGCAACGTCAACACGATTTACCGCGAGTTTGAGAAGACGGTCGCCGAGTTGGTTGCAGAGTTTGGATATGATCAGTGCTCACGCACCACGCAGGCGCTCTACAACTCAGGCAATCTCGATGCGTGGGTGCCGATCATTCACGGCATAGAGCCCCGCAGCGATCGCGATGCACGCAAGGCCGATGGTAAGAACAAGCCATGGCGCAGCGTGTACTTTGAGCCTGGCCGCGAGGACGCAGGCGACAAGGTGTTGCGCGAGAGCGGATATGATCGCTTTCCGGGCCTCGCTCCGCGCTGGCACAAAATGCCCGGTGATGTGTACGGCAACAGCCCCGGCATGGAAGCCCTTGGCGACATCAAGCAGCTCCAGCACGAGCAGCTGCGCAAGGCCAACGCCATCGACTATCAGACCAAGCCGCCGCTGCAGGTGCCCGCTGGCATGAAGGGGCGCGACCTGGATTACCTGCCTGGCGGCGTGACCTACGTTGATGCGCCCGGCGCGCAGAACGCGGTATCGACCCTGTTCAACGTGCAGCTAGACTTGCAGCATCTGCTCTTCGATATCCAAGACGTGCGCGAGCGCATCCGTGGCGCGTTCTACGCCGATCTCTTCCTCATGCTGGCGTCAACCGTTCCAGGCCGCATGACGGCGACTGAGGTGGCCGAGCGGCACGAAGAGAAGCTTCTCATGCTAGGCCCCGTGCTTGAGCGCTTACACAACGAGCTACTTAAGCCCCTGATCGACGAAACCTTCACCCGCATGGTGCAGGCGAACCTTGTTCCGCCGCCGCCTGAAGCGTTGCAAGGCGTGGAGCTTGACGTGGAGTTCGTCAGCATGCTCGCCCAAGCGCAGCGGGCGATCGGCGTCAATGGCGTTGATCGCTTTGTTGGCGCTCTCGGCGCGGTAGCCCAGATGCGTCCTGAGGTGATCGACAAGATTGACGTGGACAAGTGGGCTGACAGCTATAGCGACATGCTTGGCGTGGATCCCGACATCATCGTCGCATCCGAGAACGTGGCTATCATCCGCCAGCAACGCGCCCAGGCCCAAGCCCAAGCCCAACAGATGCAGGCCGCGCAGATGCAGGCTGATGCAGCCGCCAAGCTTGGCACGGTCAAGACCGACGAAAAGAACGCCGCGACTGATCTCATTAACCTTTTCAGCGGCTATGGAGGAACCTGACATGCCTGGAATGAAACCCTACGGAGCCAAGCCCGCCGGCAAAGGCGGAAGAATGACGCCACCGCGCACGCCTCGCAGGCCCGCGCCATCTCGCAAAGGAAAGTAAGCCATGGGTGCGCCCGTCGTTCACCAGGCCGTTGAGACCAAAACCCTTGGCATTGCGATCAGCACCGCTTTGTCAGAAGCAATCGATCTTGGCGGGCGCAAGTTGGTCGCCATTGTTATGCCATCGGGCTGGGACGCTGCGTCGCTGACCTTCCAAGCCTCGCCCGATGGCGTGACTTATTACAACGTCTACGACAGCGCAACAGAGCGCTCGCTGACTGTTGATTCAAGCCGTTTCCTTCACGTTGACATGGAGGATTGGCTTGGCGTGCGGTTTCTAAAGCTGCGCTCTGGCACAGCTGCGACGCCGGTCGATCAAACCGCAGCGCGTACCTTTACGCTTATCGTGCAGCCTTAGGGGGTCAACATGCCTCGCGTATCTGGTTCAGCTTGGCCTTGGCTCTTAGCCGACGACAGCGACGCCATTGTTGGCATTCGCAGCGGCGACACGGATCAACTGTTTGTTTTCTCCAATGACGATGCGCTAAACATCGACATGTCGAACCTAGCGGCGACGTGGAACGGCGCAGGGACAACGTACACTGCGGTGAAGATGAACGTCACCGACACGGCGAGCGCAGCAGCAAGCCTGCTGTTGGATTTGCAGGTCGGCGGCACAAGTCAGTTTCGGGTAAGCAAAGGCGGCGCAGTCACTGCGCTGGGCCGCGCCACTATTGACACTCTTACCATTGGCAAAGGCGGCGCAACAGCCGTTGCAGAAAATACCGCATTAGGTTACAGAGTGTTAAACAGCGGTAGTTTAACCGGGTCGGAAAATACAGGCGCAGGCTACGAAGCGCTAAGATCATGTTTGACTGGCGCAGCTAATAGTGCTTTAGGGACTTATGCTTTAGCACTACTTTCCACCGGATCGAGCAATGCAGCTTTTGGATGGGGCTCTGCACTTTCGACAACGACCGGTTCGCAAAATTGCGCCGTCGGTCACAGCGCGTTGCGTGAAAATATTACAGGCAGCAATTCAACAGTAGTGGGCTGGGAGGCTGGTCGCCGTTTTGTCGCCTCACAAAACACTGCTTTTGGTTACCGCGCCCTTTATGGCGGCGACGCAACACCGGCCAACAACACCGGGACAAACAATATCGGCATCGGGTTTCAGGCCGGGGATGCGATTACCACGGGCTCGACCAATATTGCCATCGGCCACGACGTCGACGTAGACAGCGCCACAGGTAGCAATCAGATCAACATCGGAAGCCGATACTACCACGACCGCATTCGCTTAGCGGAGCGCACGAGCGATCCCCCAAAGCCTGCAGAGGGCAACATGAAAATCTGGATGTCTGATGGCACGGGCTTGGGAGACGATGGCGACATCATTATTTCATCCACCGCTGGCGGCGTGACGAACTACGCCATTCTCTTTGATCACAGCGCCGGCACGCTCTGGCCATAATCTAGGAGACGAACATGCTTGACACACCTGCACTCCCCACCGCTGAAGAAATCGCCAATCACTACTACCGCGCCGGTCACAGCGTTGACCTGATCAACAAACTGGCCGGGACGACGGATCCAGACGAATTGGCCAGCATCGAGCGCAACGTGGCGCACCTTGAGCAGATGAAGCAAAATCCCTGGTGGGACGGTTATGACCTAACCGCTTGGGATGCGGCAGTAACATTGGGGCGCGGCTTGTGACTAGTGCGGCTTTAGATAACGTCGCAAAGCTGCGCGATGTGGTCAGCGTAAAAATATTTGGCGCTGTTGGCGACGGTGTGGCTGACGATACCGCAGCGGTGCAAGCCGCTTTGAACACAGGTAAAGCGGTCTATTTTCCTGACGGTACGTATGCAGCAAGCGGGCTTACCACAGGCGCGCTTAATCAAAAACTATTTGGTTCTGGGCGCATCGTCAAAAACGGAAACGGACCCCTGCTTTCTAGCACGCATTCCGGCTTGTCTATAAACGATTTGTATTTTAGCGGCACTGGATATACTGGCGATAACCTATCGTTTACCGGCACCAGTCCGACGTTGATAAATGTCACAAGCGAAAATGCCGCTGGTCGGGCTTTTAAAAGCACCAAAAGTTCGACTGTTATTATTGGCGGTCATTACCGCACTTCTGATAACACTGCGTCTGGGTACGACATTGAATTTGGCGATGGGGTAAATTCTTCCCTTTATAATTTCATTGACAGCATGAGCACCAACCAATCGTTTGGCGGAGTTTTATGTCAAACAGCTGATCTTTACGCCAATAATTGCCAAATTGGCAAGTTAGACACGACAGGTTCAAATGCTGCTAAAGTGTTTGCCTCGCGCATTATTGGCAATATTAGTTTGTCAGGCTCTGGAAGTGTTTTAAGCGGCTGCGGAATTGCTGCAAACGTCACGTTTAATGCTGGGACATCGAAATGCGCGCTAGTAAACAACGATTATGCTAGCGGTTCTGTTATTGTAAACAACGGAAACGGAAACAACTTTATCGAGACCAATGTCAGCGCCGGTTCGCGTCCAATTATGCAATATGGACCATCGAGTTCTGACAGCAAAATTGCCTACGACACTGCTTACACTGGATTTGCAAAAGACATATACATTGCAACTGGCATTCGCGCATACTCTGCCAATACTTTTGAAAGTGCAACCGTTTGGGGGCTTTTGACTGTTGGTTCATCTGGGCAAGTAACGCTCGGCACCAACCAATCTTTTGTTTCTTACTTGGCCAGCAGCACGCATCAATTTATAGTTAGTAGTGTTGCAACAGCGGCCATTGATAGCACTTCTGTTCGCCCTGAAACTGATGATGCTATTAGCAGCGGCACTGCCGCAAAACGGTGGTCTGTCGTTTACTCTGCCAGCCCGACGATCAACACATCGGACGAACGTGAAAAACAACAAATTCGCGAATTGTCGAATGCGGAAAAGGCAGTGGCAATTCGGTGCAAGGCATTAGTGCGCGCTTTCAAGTTTAATGATGCGGTGGCAAAAAAAGGTGCCAGTGCGCGCTGGCATTTCGGCGTTATTGCTCAAGACATAATAGCGGCGTTTGAAGCAGAAGGGCTTGATGCTTTTGCATACGGCGTTGTCTGTTTTGACGAATGGGCTGCCACGTCTGCGACGCCAGCCGAGCATGATGATAGCGGCAATGAACTGTGTTCGGCAATGCCAGCGTCTCCCGCTGGCGACAGATATGGCGTGCGGTACGAAGAATTGCTGGCGTTTGTGATTGCTGCATTGCTTGAGTAGCTAAATTGAAATGCAAACGCTGTTGAGCGCTTGCTAAATGGAGACAAAACATGCCCCTTAAACGCAGCTTAAGCTAAGGACGCACCAACAAAATGACCAACGTCATCGACGCCCCCATCGTCACCCGCCTATCGCTTAACCCAGAGCGCGTGCTGGAAGCCGCCCTTGGCAAGTTGAGCGATGTGGTCATCATTGGCTACACGCATGATGGCGAAGAATACTTCGCATCGTCCGAAGCCAACGGCGCGGAAGTGGTGTGGCTGTTGGAGCGGGCTAAGCTTCAGCTTTTGCGCATGGGGGACGGCGACAATGCCTCTTAAGCGCGGCTCATCGAAAGCGACGGTAAGCGCTAACATTCGCACCGAGATGGCGGCGGGCAAACCGCAAAAGCAGGCGGTGGCGATTGCTTTGTCCAAGGCTGGAAAGAGTAAACCGAAAACAAAGCGTTAACACAAATGACCGACTTCGACCCCTTCGACATCCAAAGCGCCCA